CGAGATTCTCTTTCTTAGAGAGCTTGTGAAAAAAGAAACGGTCTTGCCTGAGGTCAAACTTATCCTTGCGTGCATTCGTCTTGCCATGATATTTAAAATAATCATATGATGGCTGAGAGAAATGCAGTTTAATTGCAAGGTACTTCTGATATGCATCAAAAGGTTCAATCATATAGGTAAACGTGCAGTCTTCTGTAAAAAGTTCAGTTCTTCGGCTTCTTCTTGGATCTTGGCTTTGAGCACTAGATTCTTTCGAATATACTGCGCCACAGCCTCAATCTCAATTTCGTTTCTTTCGCAATAATGTAAAATGGCATCCATATAATCGATCGAATCTTTCTCACGTAGCTTCTCTATTTCGAATAGAAAAGACTGAGCACCGAATTCCTTCGGCGCGTCGTCGATTACTTTTGCCATATTACTGTTTCGCTTTTTTAGCTTGCTTCTGAAGTTCAGCAACCATCTTCTCTTTTGTTTGACGGCGATCAAGTGTGATACCAACTTCTTGAGCCAGTTCATCGATCTTTGCCTTTGTGAGCTTCATGAGTTGCGCTTTAGTGGGAAGATTATTCAATGCTTCTTTCACTGCATCTTCAACATCTTCAATGACTTCTTCAAACTTTTCTTCGACAGCTTCGCGAGCTTCGGTGATGTCTTCTTGCACATCATCGATCTTCGCACTTACTTTCGGCCAAAAGAAAAAAGCCACCAATCCTGCAACTACTACTAAACCAACAATCAATTCCATAACAAATCCTCCTCCGTATGGAATAATATTTATATGTGTAAAAAAGGCGGCCTTTCGGCCGCCAAACCCTTACGCTGCTTGAGCGTATTCAATTGCCATACCTAAAGCGTTGATGTTCGTGTTCTTGTTATGACCAAACCAAGCTGACTGTAGTCGAGTATCTTGACTGTTGCCGAGAGTGTGATTAGTCATGTAAGTCACTGCGTTGTAAGCATTCCACCAAGTACCTTCGGCAAGTGATGCACCAGGCTGAGTGTTAATGATGTCCATTGCAGTGCGAGCGTTTCGCGAACCAGCTTTCTTACCTTCTTGGAATGACTTCATTAGCTCGTCAAAGTCCATTGTACCAGCACGATTGGTGGTAACAGGGAAGACTTGGTTAAAGTATTCAAACAGTTCAGCTTGCTTGTAGTACTTCTTCGAGAGGAAATCTGCCATTTCGTGGTAAGTTTCCATCTTCTTAGATGCCTCATCAAGGGCAAGGCGGACACGCTCTGCATCAAACTCTGATTTGTGATTCAGAGAAATACCGAGCGATGCTTTGCCTTCGAGAGACATTGACAGGGTGTTATTGCAAACGACCCGAATGGGTGTGAATCGAACATCGACACCGCGACCATAATTATGTGGATTTGACAGCAAGAGGTAGGAGTCTACCTGATCCTTACCACCAAAGAGAGAAAAAGATTCGTTAATCTTAGCGAGTCCCCAAACAATCTGGCCATCTTTCAACGATCCAGCAGTGTGCATCGTCATGCCGCCAGCCTTAACATACTCGTCAAAGAACTCGAATGCATCAGCATTTTGGACTGGGATCCACTGATCTCCTACAACATCGAGTACTTTGTTATCAGATGAACGAACCAAAGCTTTTTTGCCTGTGATAGTGATCTCTTCACCATCTACCAGCGTAGTAATCGGATGACGATCTACTGACCAATCAAGACCAGCAACCTTCATCATTTCTTGAGGCGACAGATCATCGTTTACCTTGATACCTAAACCGTGCCAAGGAACTTCACCAGCATACGCCATTGTTTCAACCATATGTGCCATTATTAATCCTCCTCACCAAAAATTAGGTTAGCGATGGCAGCAGTTTGTTCCGCAATCTCGTCAGCTTGACATTCGATTTTGTCACGTTGATCATCATTGTTTTGGCTTGGAAATTCAACCACGTTATTTTCTTTTTTCATATTGCCCTCCTACAGGCTAATTAAGGTGAATGAGAGGCTGTCATATATCTGCTATTTGGGCCGTATCGGGTTGCAACCCCACCTCTACATTCTCGGCCAATTCAATTTACAAGTACCATTCTACCAAAAAAAACTAGTATTGTACATAGTTTTCGTGAAATAAATTAAAAATATTTCCTGACTTAAGCTGTATAAACTTACGACGAGCTCTGTCAAAAAACTTAGGCTTTTTGAAGAAGATCCACTCAGTGGTACCTGTCTTGCAATAGCCAACACACTTACCTGCATCATTCACAGCATAAGAATGGTTCTTGACATCGTACTCGACCTCAGGCCAATCAGTGATTTCTTTAAATATTCTCATGCACGTAGTCCTTCGATAATAGATTGAAGACCAACAGTAGTTTGCAAACGCTGCATAAACTCTCGCTTGAGGCGAGTACGACGAGCATTAATAGCAGGATCTTGTCGATTTTGCACCACGCTCGACGTAGCTTCTTTGCTAGTCAATTGATCGTAGATGTTGACAATAGTCTTAGCATGCTTGTGAGCAACCCAGACATTACGACCATTATCAGTACGAACCCAATGAAGTGGCTTCGGATTGCCGATAGAGTCGACGACCTTACGAAGCTGAATGATCATTTGTGGTTGCTTGAAGTCAGGATCAAGTATCTCGACTTCTTCGACTGCAAACGGATCGTTCTTTCTTTTTCTACCCATTATATTGAAACTCCTAACATAATTCCTCACCTACACTGATGCAATCAGTTCCCAGTTGCCTGTTTCTTTCCAGATAGTTTCTTTATCGCCTTCCAATCTATTGTGATACTCGTCAAAGTAGACTGGATATACCTTCCTCGGGGTTCCACTTCCTCGACGATACGCTGCAATCTGCACATCTTTTAGTTGAAACAACCTTGTCCATATTGAACGACCACCTAATGATTGGCAGCTATACGTTGATATCGAGATGCCTAACTTCTTCATTGCCATGCGATACAACTTCGGTGCAATGTTGAATCCTTGATACTCTTTTGCAATTCGAACCATCATAACGCTGTATATGCCTCTACGATCTTTTGCAAGGTCGAGTATTCCGACGCATGTCATCGACCTGCCTCCAGTGTCGAGGCACAGTTTGATCAGATACTCTTCATCATCGGTCGAATAAGAATAGATAACAATGTCTCCGATCTTTCCAATATAGGTGTAGTCTTCATTCAACTGCACTTTATTGATTCTTTCAGACTTTTGGATGTCTACAGTATCCACTATGCCACGACCTCCCATTGTACTTCAGAGAACAAAACATCTGCTCCTTCTTGCTTCAGTAGCAAGTGTGCCATCTCGGTCACACCAATCTCGTGTACCTCTGCTGGGTACATGGTAAAGGTTACTTCGAACTCTTCGAAAAACGCCCTGTAGGTTTTCATTACGCTGCCTCCTGTGGTGCGTAGGTGTCCAACCAAGCTCGAAGCTCGGCGAAAGGAATAACATCACCGTTTACCATTTCGAAGGCAACACCGTGATGTACTTCTTCGCCATTGTCCAACACGTCGTACGCGTTAAACTCCTTGGCGATTTCAGCACGCATACCAGACATCGGTCTGTTTTCAGTCGTGCGGTGAAAAGAGATACGATCTTCCTTGATCGTACCATAATAAGGTGCGTCCCAATCAGCAATGTGATCGGTAAGACGGAAGTCGATATCATCGACAACAGTCTCGCCAATAGAATACTCCTCGAAGTACTCAGACTTGCTAGTGCAAGCAGCTTCAACACGGGCCCACCACTGAGGATCCATATTCTCCTCGATGGTGCAGTTGAAGATGTAGGTGTTGCCAAACTTTGGCTTCCAGTACTGAGGACATTCGCCCTTACCGTCCCAATCGTGGGCGCCATAGTTTTCCATATGTTGAGTTTGAATTACTAATTTCATGCTGTCACCTCAGGCTTTTTTACATTTTGTGGAGCGTAGAGCCCTTCAAGGCTCCGAACTTCGTTAAAAACACGGATACGTTTTGCAGTCAGGCCAGTGACTTCTCCAGCCACCCAGCAGTCAGTACCGACACACTTTACCCAAACTTTTTCACCGATTTCGAAATTCACGTTTTTCTTTCTTATCTCCATTTGACAAGGACCATTATACCCTGCTGAGACGGGAAAGTACACCTCTAAGTCTTTGATTTGATTAGACTTTTTGGGCGCACGCAAGTTATTGATTTCATTAGATATTTTTTTAGATTATTTTTGTTAATTATTTACATAATCAATAACAAAATGATCTAAGTCGTTTTGGTTATTAAAAATGAATTGGATATACGGATTGCCCCCGGCGGGTCCATAATGGATGAGAGAGCGATAGTGTGCATTGTATTTGGTGCAAAGATCAGAGAGGTAGCTGAGGGTGCAGTCAGAAGCGCAGTCGAGTTCATAAGTATACATAGATATTCTCCTCATGGGGGCTGGTATTCTACCTCATGGGGAGACCCCGTTACATGCCTGGCTTAGACTTTTTACTTCTAAGCTTATAACTTTTGCGTATAAGCCGTGAGGTGAAGGGCCCTGTCAATAAACGGACAGGCTGGGATCTTGTTTGTATAAATACTTGCTTGAACGAAGTTCATTCTACAGCATGCCTATATAGATGATTTATAATTTTATAGGTAAAAGACAATGCATAAACTAGACAAAAGCTTGTTCAGAATCTTGTGCGTCGGTATTGGTGTTATTTTGTTAGTATCTTGGCTGCCTGATGTGATGGCACAAGAAGAAGCTGTAGATCCTAATTTAATAAGAACTGAGTCGACTACTACAAGCACTATTACAACGAACGGTAATACTACTACGACACTGAAGTCGCCTCCTGCATCTGCGATTACACCAACTATCAATACATCGAACTCTGATCTTTGTACTTTTGGTGTAGCTGGAGCAGTACAAACACAAATTCTCGGTATTTCTACAGGTACACAATTTACTGATGATAACTGTGAACGACTGAAGAATGCCAAAACTCTATATGATATGGGTATGAAAGTGGCAGCGGTGTCACTGATGTGTACAGACGAAAGAGTATTCGATGCAATGATGAATGCTGGTACACCATGTCCATACGATGGTTTAATTGGCGCTGAAGCAAAAGCCGCATGGCTTGCAGCTGGCGCTGACAATGCAGAAATAGAGAAACCAAAGGACGGAATAGATGAGCAGACAAAAGATACTGCTGTGGCTAGTGGCGGTGTCGCTGGCTTACTTGCCCTCTTACTCCTACTCTGAGCAAGTCTTTGGTCAAACGACTAATGCTGCGCAGAACGGATATTCATGGGTAATGGAGAATCTTTTGCCTCAACAGACAGGTTTGCAAGTTAATCAAGTTCTGTATAGGTACACGACAGTAAAAAATGCTGAAGATCCTTTACTTGTTACTGTACAAAACAAGAATGCGGTAGACGATGGATACATCTTTCGAGAGACAGATGATTGGACAGGTTTACCAGGAAATTCGATCTTCAAGGTGATAGGTGTAGGTGGACAACCTATCGATTATTGGGGAGACGGAGAAATAGTATGGGAAGGTGTAGGTGACGTTGTAGATCCATCAGTCATTTACACATATCAATATGACACATGTTTTGATCCACAAGCAGATCCATCATGTCCAGGATATAAGGTTGAAATGCCTGATATTCCATCAGTTGAAGTTGTAGATCCACTTGATGATACATTCGTACAAGATGAGATTGATAGAGAGATGACTATGCGCGACGAAGATGAAGAGGAACGTGAGCGCAAAGATATGGAGAAAGAAGAAGATAATGAAGAAGAGGTTGATCTCGAGACAGTATTAGGTATCGTTGAAAGATCATTACAAATTGCTGAAGATAACGTAAGGCATAATCAAGTAATGGCTCTAAACCAATTCTCTAATCAATATTATGAACAATTGCCTGATACAGTATATCGTGAAACAGTTCAACTCAAAGATGCATCGATGCCTAGAAATAATCGGGGTCGAAGTTTACTTATTGCACAAGATGTACTACATGATAAGTTAGTCAAATCACAATTTAAAGGAGAACGTTAATGTTCAAGAAAATTCTGGCAGCAGCAATCGCCATGACAGCTATCAGTGCACAAGCACTCGATGCTCCTATCGTAGGAAATGTTGAGTCTAAGTGTGTTGTTACTCTTGATAGACAAGGTGTTTACGGTAACCCTTCAGCGAGTGTACTCAGTACTGACTCGGCTGATGGTGGTATAGAGCCTGTTGTACGTTATGATGTTGTTATCGCTAATGCATATAAAGCAGTCGTCACTCATCCTTCATCTTTCTCACAAAGTCCTGCGCTTACTGATACACTTGCATGGACAGGTTCTACTGCGGTAGAAGCTGTGTCTGATGCTCAGATGTCTGCGTATGATACGAGTAAGATCGAGTATGATTCTACTACTGAGATTGATCTCGAATATACAGGTAGCACATGGTTCAAAGTCAGTTCAGAAGCAGATTATGGTATTAGCAAAGCACTTCCTGGCGGTACATACACTGCAATCGTTCAGGCGAATTGTATAGCGATTTAAAATCATGCGCTATATTATGGCACTTTTGTTTACAGTCCTGAGTGGGTCCGCATGGGCCCACGCATGGACTCCTACCTATCCCGATCTTAAAATGTCTTACGTCAAAGATGTCTATGTTGCGGAGATGCTTCTATGGAACTCTCGCGCGGACGTATCATACTACACTTTCGAAGTATACACAGATAACTGGGAACACATACCGTGGGCTATGACGGAAGGCCGTAGAGTACGAGTAGAGTATCTCGAGAGAAAGAAAATAAATATATACATAAGGAAGGCGGATGTGCCGCGCGCGCGATACATATGTTCGCTCTCATTACATGAGAAACAAAGACTATCTGCGAGTTTAGTTTCTTCTAGGGTATGTTCAAAAATAAAATGAAAAAAATAATTATAATATTGTTGATGTTACCGATGTTTGCATATGCACAATCAAATGGTATCAACTTAGCGATTCCACAATCTCCGCAGAGTTTCCAGTCAGACAGAATACGGGCTGGTGATTTGGAATGTTCGGCTGCTATTGGTTCATCGACATATGTAGAGTTTGGTGTTGTAGGAATATTGAATCAAAACGATCCGTTTTATGGTGGTATGGATCCGGCATACAATTTACAACAAGACGATTTTATGAGAGACATTGGCGTATACGGTAGAATTACTATACCAATTGGAGCGCCGAAAGAAAGACTCAATTGCAATGTATTATACAAACTCGAGTTAGAGAAGAAAAGACTCGAGGTGTTGAAGTTACAACAAGAGATACAAAACCTTCGGAACCTACAGTTTGAGGCTCCGACGTCGTCGAGTGTATTAGCTAACGGAGATTAGTCATAATGATAGAAATAGCCGCCGCTTTGTCGATGGCTGGTTCTGCATTTAATATGATTAAAGGAGCGATTGAGAAGGGCCAAGAGGTCCAGGATATGTACGATGTATTTGCCAAATTCTTTGATGCGAAAGAACAACTAGCAGAGGCAGATCAACACGCAAAAAACCCATCAATGGTGGGATCATTATTTGGTGGAAGTAGTGTAGAAGCACAAGCACTACAAGTCACCGCAGCACGACACAAGATAAAGCAACTCGAAAAAGAATTATACGAATTTTTGCTTTACACTGGTCAACAACAATTCTACGAAGATATGATGAAAGAAAGACGCATCATTCGTCAACGTAGAATCGAAGCAGCACAAGCAGCTGCCCGTAAAAAAGCATTTTATATTGATGTAGTATCTATAGTCGGCTTTTTTGTATTATGCGGTGTGTTAATTGCAGGCTTTGTGAGTATCATATGATAAAAGCTGAGCTCACAAAACACGGGCAAATTAGATATATCGTATACGATACAAATAAGCGTATCATCATTGTTACGAGTGACAGAAAACTAGCATACAATATATCGGAGGAGGCAAGATATGCGTAGAGGCAAGAAGACAGATATTGTCGATTATATAGATATTCGTATTTCTCAATTAGCTTCTGATATGAATAAAGCAAAAGATGAATACGATAAGCAATGGTATAATCGTATTATTCAAGAACTCAGTTGGGCAAAATCACAAGATCACAACTGTTATATGGGAGAAAAAAATGGCGGAGTTTGAATTCGCTGGTATGACTTTTAAAGGCGGTAAGATGTTTATCGTCTTAACAGCACTATCTACTCTCGGTGGTGGTGCATGGGGTGCGTTTGAATTTTATAATGATTACCGTAATATGAAAGAGACAATCGAATCCTATGTCGCTCCTGACATGTCGGGTATCGAACAAGAATTAGCAGTACAATCAGAATCAATGGCTTCAATACTAGTCACAATCGATCAAGTAGAGAAGAAGCTCGATTTAGTAGAGGATAGATTGACTGAAGATATGGATCAAGTCGAGGCCCTTGCAAGAAGGATAGATGATCAAACAAATACCACGCAACGTGAAGTGCGTGACGATATTTACAATATTGAGTCTAAAGTAAATGAGCGAATGAGAACTCTCGATGCAGATTTACGTCAGACGAGAAAAGATCTCGAAGAGAAAATTCAGATTATACTTGATAATCCGCTGAATAATTAAACCCAAGGCGGACCAATATACCAGCAAACGAGAGACTTACGAGTACCAGTTTGGACAGGAGTTACTCGATGTTGGACATACGAAGGGAACACAATCGCTGTTCCCTTTGCTATTTCTGGATTGATCTCAGGATTAAATTGATGTACTCTATACCATGGTACATCAGGTCCATGTACCCAAGCGTTTTCTATTTCGAATCTGCCTTCGGTCCATTCAGAAAAATCATTAAGAAAAATAGACATACTTAACTTTCTATTCATTCCGTCCCATTCAGGATCCATACCATTTTCTGATTGATATGGTTCATCATGAGTATCTTTGTGCCAACCATATCCATCGTTGACACCATAGTGTGTATATTGGAATGCTTCTCGATTTTGAATATCCCAATTTTCTAAACCCATTTCTAATTTCACA